TGGAGAGAAGCCACTCAAGAGAGTGGCTTCTCTTTTTATTGTTTTGGAGGAAGGGATATAGTGCAGGCTATCCTTTTTGGTTGGATAAGATATATTGGTTCATATTTCGTTACGATCCGGTGAATTGAATTCAGTGGGGCAGTTGGAAGTACGTCACAAACAGATCGGATATCCAAATCAAGAATTTCTGAGTTTATTCAACAGGATATTCTATGAAAATTCTCGTATTTTATGTTGACAAACAGTACTTCAATATGGTAATATTATTCTTGCGTTTGAGAGTTAGACGTGAACTCATTATCCGGAGAGATGGCCGAGCGGTTGAAGGCACCGGTCTTGAAAACCGGCGATGTGAAAGCATCCGTGGGTTCGAATCCCACTCTCTCCGCCAACTGAATTTTTCCATCGACCTGCGGAAGTACCCAAGAGGCCGAAGGGGCTCCCCTGCTAAGGGAGTAGGGCGTGTAAAAAGCGCCGCGGAGGTTCAAATCCTCTCTTCCGCGCCAAGAAAAGCAAGAGAAAACATTGCGTTTTCCCTTGCTTTTTCTTTTATATCGTCTTGTTTTGCTAAGAAAAGTTCAATTCTTGCATTTCAGAAAATGCCTTTACCCCTAAGTTTACCCCAATTGGATTTTTTACCCCTAAAAACTGCGGAAAGAAGCTCCACCGGCTGGCTGACTGGTGGAGCTTTCTTTTATGCCTTTTTCAGCTTTTCATAATATGACTGCGTTCTTGCTGCGGTGTCCTTCATCATCTGTTCGGACGTGTGAGCATAGACGTTCAACGTGAAGCTCGCAGTGGCGTGTCCCATGAAGTCCTGCACACTTTTGATGTCCGCACCGCTGGCAATCATCACTGTGGCCGCTGTGTGTCGCAGATCATGCACACGAGCATCCGGGCGTCCGATGCTTGCAGCGATTTTCTTAAAATATTTGTAGAAGGTATGAATGGCAAGATGCGCACCCATTTCATCGGTAAAGACAAGGTTGTCGCTGTTCTTCCAGAGCTTACCGCCTTTGAGCTTGTTTTGCGCCTGCCGACGCTTTTCATCCCGAAGATATTCAAAGCAGAGCGGGGGCGGCTCGATCGTGCGCGGCTTGCCGCTCTTGGTGGTGTCGGCAATGTAGTAAGCGCCGTTCTTTTTCTTCTCACGCTGTAGCTGCTGACTGACGGTGATACGCCCTTTTTCAAAGTCGACCTGTGACCACGGGAGACCGAGCAATTCTCCCTCACGCAGACCGGCAAGCAGACAGACGGCAAGCGCGTTTCGATAAGGACTGTCCTCGATTGCTTCAAGGAACTTCGGAATGTCCTCATCACGCAGCGCTCTGCGGCGTCACAGGGGTTACTTACAATGATCCCCTGTTTCAATGCAACAGAGAGCGCCTTATGCAGTACGGCAGCGCAGTTCTTGACGGTCTTTCCGCTCAGCCCCTTCTTGGTCATGGCGTTATAAACCTTCTGGACGTGTGCGCCGCGCAGAGCTTGCAGCTCGATAGCGCCGATCTGAGGCTTGATGTAATTCTTTATACAAGCCTGATAGTGGAGGTATGTTGTCGGTTTGATCTTATTGGCGGCAAAGGTATCGAGCCATTCGTCAAGCCATTGCGCGACTGTCGTTTTTTGCGGTGTCAGATATGTACCGCGGTCGATTTCACGGAGAATGGCCGTCATCTGCTTGCGCACGGCGGCTTGCGTCTCACCGTAGATGCTGCGGCGGATCGGCTTTCCTGTGCCTGGGTCATTGCCGACGGTCACACGGGCTTCCCATCGACCGTCAGGCCGCTGCCGGATGCTACCGGCACCCGACGCGGCGCGCGTATTTGCTTTTCTTGGCATTGCTTTTTCCTCCTGCATTTGTTATGATTGGAGGGCAGTAGGCTTTCCGTTTGCTGCCCCTTATAACCGTCCTCGGTGCTGCAACACCGAGGGCGGTTTTTTACTTTTGTGTGCCTCGCTTGATCTTCTCAGCGGCATTGACGCCTTTGACAAATTTTTCGGCGCGTTTGACGGTGTTGCGCCCAATGTTATGCTCTTTTGCAATGGTTTCAGCTGTATCGCCTTTAATCAAAAGCCCATTTTGGGCCTTTGATTTTCTATCTCCGCCTACAGTCATTTTCTGCGCCTCGTACTGCCGACCGATCAAGTATGTCTTCTGTGCGCCTATTAGATTATTTACTCCATAGTTAAATGTTTATTTTTTGATTTTCTTTTTGAAAGAGTTCAACCAAGTTATGTATTGCGCCTCAATCTTAGGATCACTCTTTAATTTCTCTCGCCACTCTGCAGCCTCATTTGTGAACGCAAACAATGCTTGCTGCGCCTGGCCTTGTGTTGACGGCGGAGCTTCTTTTGCACGTCTTGCCATCATGGTATAGATGCTATGATAAATCCGTGCGGTTTCATTTCCCTTTTCTCGCAAAAGTTGCTTTTTATATTTTGCAGCTTGTTTGCAATTCATGTTGGGATATTCTTTACTACGGCGAATGCAATACTTTTCGTCAGCTTTTTTGGGAATAAACAGCTTTCCGCAATTTGCACAACGCTTTATTGTATAGCCATTTGTTGCGAGATAATGTAATTCAGCAACACATAATTGTTCAATAACCTCGCGAGTTAAACCACGAACAAAAAAACAACGATATAGATCACAAGTGATCTCTTTCCCGTTGTCATTCTGTTTAGCAATTCCGTGAAATGGAACTTCAAATCCATAAGAAATAACAATGTCTTCAAACATCTTCAAATCTAATGCTTTGTCACCTTTAATTTTTTCATCAAAGATTCTTTGGAACATTGATTGACACATTTTGGCAGCAGGTAAATTTACATCATATTTAAATTCTTCTGCGCCCCAATAAACATGATTTACTTCGGGCGAATCTTTTCCAAAGTCATCATAACTAATTTCTAAGTCGGAGATAAATGATAATAACGGATATCCGAGTTCAACAATTTTATATGATTTTTTCTCGGCCACACTTATTAAACACTCTTTATCGTAGCCACGCCAAAACTGTAATGTAATCATCTAATCCCCCACAAAGTTGATTCCCTTGTTATATAAAAAACGAGAAATAAACAAATAAACACAAAATTGCTTTCTTTCTAGTATTATATACTCAGAAAGCAACGATGTCAAGTTTGTTGTTGCTGTCATTACAGTATGGGGGTGAAATAAATGAGCAATGAAGCACTCCGGCGATTTGCTGCTGGGAACGGTGTGAAGCTCTGGCAGGTGGCCGAAGCACTCGGAATCGCAGATACCAGCCTTTCGCGAAAGATGCGGAAGGAGCTACCGCCAGACGAAAAAGAAAGAATCGTCAGAATCATTCGAGAGCTTTCGCAGGAGGTGGTTTGATGGCGACGCTTGAACCTATCGCGGTCACAGAGAAACAAAAAATCTTTGAAATCATTCGGGAAATTTCTGCTGAGATGTAAGGGGTTAACGGCTCTTTATATTTAGATAATGTGTTGTCATTGTGTAAAATCCCGTGCTATGTTGTTTGGTACAGACAGGAGGCGATTTTTGTGGGACTTGAAACAGAGAAACTTTTTTTGCGTCCGTCTAAGGCCGCACAGCTTGTGGACACAAGCAGGCAAACGCTCTACGCTTGGATGCGGCTGCCGGGATTCCCTGTATACCGGATTGGGGGCAGCACTCTTATCGCTGCCGATGAGCTTGTCGAGTGGATCAAGACACAGGGGCGGTGAGCGGGTGACATATCTCGATCTTTTGAACTCGTTCCATCAATGGCAGAAGAGCAATTATCTGCCAGGAAATGCAAGGCTACTCTATTACGGGTTACTTGCCGTTTTCAATGAAGCGCGATGGCCGGAGCAGGTACAGATCGATAACTTCCGGCTCATGTCTATGCTCGACACGCGAACGGAGAGGGTAGCAATCGCGGCGAGGGATAGCCTTGTTGCTGCTGGCCTAATTGAATATAGCCGGGGAAAAAAGCGTTCTCCAAACACTTATCGGCTAAAATATACCCCTCAAAAAGTCAGTGAAAATGGCAGTGAATCAGGCAGTGTTTTTGACAGTGAAACGGTAAGTACATCGAGCAGTGTATCAGTATCGAAAACAGTCAGTCATATAAAAGAAAAAGATAAAGATGTTTCTTTTGTTCCGCCTCCCGCCGGAACGAAGAGATCGAAGAAGGTTTTTGAGCACGACTCTCTTCCATATCGCGCTGCGCGCTGGCTCGCGGATCAGATTGAAGGTCGCTTACCAAACTGCACGGCGCATTCAGAAACGACCTTGCAGAATTGGGCGGCGGACTTCGACAAGTGCCATCGACTGGATGGGCACAGCTGGGAGGACATCGATAAGGTTTTACAGTTTTCACAGTTTGATTCGTTCTGGCAAAGCAACATCCTGTCAGGGGGCAAATTCAGAAAACAATACACGCAGCTCCTGGCAAAAATGGGGGGTGGCGGCACGTGATGCAGGACACTTCTTCTCTTGAATATTCCTTGACTGCGACGGTCTGTCTTGAATCGCAGCAGGTCTTGAAACTTCGGCAGCTTGTGAGCACGGACGATTTTTCCATTCCGGCCTGCGCTACAGTTTTTGGCGCTGCGGACAGCGCTGTATCACGGGGCAAAGCGTTTGATGCGAACATCGCCGCTGACGGTCTTCGCGGGCTTGTGGATGCCCCTCGTAAGTTCCTCGCCGAGTGCATCGACGTGACGCCTACCGTGGCACACGCGGAGGAATATGCCCGCCTGTTACATACCAGAGCCGCGGAGAAGCGGCTAAGAGATGGTGTGCTTGCGGCACTCGATGAAGGGAATCCGGCGATTGCCGAACTCTGCAAGGCGTTTCTCCTTGACAATGCAGGCGGACGACTGAAAAGCGTCTCGCAGGCCCTTACAGAGACCTTGCAGAGCCTTTCAGTGCAGGAGCAGGCCCGTATCGATACGGGATTCCCAAAATTGGATAGCATTTTGAAGGGGTTCGAGGGGGGACAGCTCATCATCGTCGGTGCTCGCCCAGGGGTCGGCAAGTCTGCTTTTCTGCTCGACCTTGCAGAAAGTGCAGCTCGAGCCGGAAACGAGACGCTTTTCGTCTCGCTGGAAATGAATGCTTCCGAGTTGACCGAGCGCTTGCTTGTGCGCCGCAGTATGGCGACGATGGATGAACTGATTGACCGCGATTTGACTGATGAGCTATGGGACGATATCGCGGCGGCGTCTAACCGCCTTGAACGTCTTCCTCTTCATTTTTGGGACAGGCCCGCGGCAACAGTGAGTAAAGTTCGAGGTGCAGCGGCGACCATTCAAAACCTGCGATTGATCGTCATCGACTATCTCGGCCTGATGCAGGCCGAGCGCCGTGCGGACAGCCGAAATCTTGAGCTCGGACAGATCAGCCGCGACTTAAAAAACCTTGCTTCCGAGCTGCAAATCCCCATCGTTGCGGCGGCACAACTTAACCGTGGTGTCAACGATACCGAGCGCCCGACCCTGCTTTCTTTGCGCGATAGCGGAGAGTTGGAGCAGAACGGCTCAAAAGTATTGTTCCTCTGGAAGATCGATGAGTTCGGGACAGTTGGGGTGTCCGTTGCGAAAAACCGCCGCGGTCGTCAAGGCGTTGTGCAGATGAACTTTGACGGCGCACATCAAAAATTCACCGAGCTTTCGGAGCCGTACCGCGAGCCAGAGAAAAAACGCCGGGGCGGATTTTTGGAGGGTGGCACATGAATATCTGAGGAGAGAAGAAAGAAAAGATGGTCAAAATTCAAATTTTATGGCGGAGGATTTATGACTATCTTGGAAGCGTACAGCATTCTAAAATCAACCAAACCCGCGCGCTGTGAGCGTGAGCGCTATCGCCAGCGTGACGAAATACAGCACCGTGTAATTCCGCTTTTGCCTGCTGATGATCGAGATAAGTTTGAGCGGGCAATGAACCGTCATTTTCGATTATAAAAAAAGCTCTCCCCAAATAGGGAGAGCGGCTCTTGCGGTGAATCCGATTTGTCGATTCTGATTTTACCACAGGAGGAGCGGATATGCAAGCAAAACCACTTGCCACAAATCTTGGCGAACAGGCAAACAAAATTGCAGTGTCAGTGCAGTCCGGTGACGGTGATGTATTGGCCTTGTGGGGGATGTGCC